CAACGAATAGTTGAGAGTGATGGAATGAATATATTATGGGAGATATTATAACATGAACAAGGAACCACACCTCAAGGAACTGCGAAAGCTCCAAAGAGAACTAAACAGCCCAAAACTTGGAACCTACATAGAAGGGCAACGCGACCCAGAGATAGAACGCGAACGCGCTGTAAAGCTCTCAAGATTCAATGAAATATTAACAATACTTAACAAGGAAACAAACTAACGTGGGCGCACATACGCAATAACAACATGAGCAAAGAAACAAACAACACCCTAGAAGTAATAGTAGTCACCCAAGAGAATATTGTAGAGAAATTTAAAGAGTTCTCTTTCGATCAAGACTTGAATGGAAGCAATGGCAAGGAGTATCTTAGCGACAAGGCAAAAGAAGATGGATTCGATTCAGATTTAGATTGTATTCTAAGTATGGCGCATAATAACCTAGTTTTAGCACAACAGCACAACCTAATTTTAGGACAAGAGCAAATTGAGACATTCTGTAACATAGTATTGTTAGAATTACCTGATTATTATCTTGGTAGTAAGATTATTGTGACTAAGATAAGAGAAGAATATGTAATATCATTCATGCAACTAATGGAATACTAACATGGATATGTTTAATACGCCCATCATATCGCGTAAAATTAGAAAGAGAGTATGGGCACACAAATATTTGAATGGATGTATTAATATTAATGGCACTAGATTTATGTTTTATACAATGACGGAAGCTATTAAAATATGGCGAAACAACAATAAGCTATGACCACCCTAAGCATTCACGCTTGGCTCAACCACATCATACAAGGATGGACGGGGGCAAGCCTCAGTACAACAAGGTTAGTAATATATAACCTAGAGAATCAACCAAGTGAGTAATACACACAACAAGGTACTTGCATAAGTACTATTAATAACTACATTTGCAATCTAATGAGAAAACCATTAACAGACAACGCTTGGACATGGAACAAGGAAACAGAACCATCCGTAGGAACCATACTAAGCATAACCGAAGCCTATTCACAGTCACCCATGACATTCACTGTAAGCACAGAGCTCAAGCACAATAAGGCAAGCAAGTATCTAGCTAAGAAGCTCATTAAGGTAATAACAAGGCAAGGTGACCGGTACAATGGGTATAATTTTGATGGACAGATCGTGTTCAGTTATTTGGTGGATAGTGTTAATGTATGTTATAATACAGACAACGTATGATCGAATCCCTACTAAGCAAAAGCAACCCGATCCTATTCATATCAGAACAAGGAACACGGTTCACTAGAAGTAAACTTATTCCAGGCACATTCATGTTCGATGATTACCACACATGGCTAACTGCTAAGAAAGGCGTAGGACCACGCGCTAAGAAGGTCATCACATTACAAGGAAATTTAAAATATATAATTGAACCATGATCTGTATCCGACCATCTATAACCGCCATCAAGGACCAAGCAGACAAACGCTTCCTACAAGGTGATACCTTTGACTTACTAGCTATCAAGCCTGCACCCTGCAAATGCAATCACAACCTATACGACATAGGCTTACGGTTTCCAAACAAGGTACTCGGAGTACAATGCCGGTGTGGACACATCCATGCAAGCTCAGAGATAGGATGGTATGCTTCGTATATGTTTACCGATACCGAAGTGATGAAGGATACCATAACAGAACTAATATGTACGACACTTATATAGCACCCACCCTCAAGGCAGCACGCACCAAAGCCCGCAGTATAGTCATAGCAAGGTCAGGGAGCAGACTGCAAAGACTTCAATCCAGGTTCTTCACCGAGACTATTCTCAAAGGACAGTGTGATTGTGGCGACTGTGAGTACATACACTGCATCTATGCGCCAGAGAGAAAGCCTGCCGAGGTAGTAAGCGTGAGGTGGTGTAGGTGGTGTGCCAAGCAAGAACAACCTATAATACAAGAACAACCATGCAAGAAACCGCAATCCCCACCACAAGTGGAACAACCACAGGAAGACATATTCTTTCTGTTAGAGAAAAGACTCGCCCGTATTTCGCAGGGTGGGTAGATCACTTAACACCTTACTTTTGCTCTGATCCAAGGTTTGCTAAGAAATATATGTACAGGCTAACCAATGAGCATGATAGGAATAGGTTGATATTCCTTGGATATGAAGTGATGGAGGAAATTGTATAAGGTACACGCGTGCATAAGTGGGTAGTAACATAAAAATAAATTAAGATGTTTAAGTTAAAAGTAGTACACGGAGGAAGGGAGATTGAGATTGAAATTCCTACAAAAGATGATAGGTGGTTAGATAGCAATACAGATTCAGCCATCAAGATTCTCAAAGAAACAGTCGAACAAATTTTAAAACTTAACCAATGAACCACACAACCAAATGGAATCGAATGACCGTTAACAAGGCTCTTGTAAAGGATGTTAGCGATGCTAAGGAAACAATGTGGCTAATGAAGGTTAAGCCTTCGCACAAGCCCGCTAAAGGAATCTCACACACGGTTTATCCTGATGATTGGAACTTTAAATTGAAATACAATGGATGAAAGAGATTACAAAGCTATGAACGAAGAACTGAACCCGCCATTGCAAATGTGCTGTTAGCGGCTGCTGCTTCTTGGTGGAACGGATTAACAGTATTTAAAAGGGAATTATACATTGGTAGGCATTACGCTGATGACACTCCAACAAATGATAAAATCAATACACTTTACAAAATGTATAATGATTGGTCGAATGCAGATTTGGAGCAGGTCAGCAGTCGCAGGTAACGTTTGCGTATATGAGAGGTACGCCTTAACGAAAATTTTAAATTATAAAAAAAATGCTTGTAGGCGTATCTTGTATATACGCGGTTAGGCGAAGTACTTATTATGGATTTTAAAAAAACATTAAAATACCTACGCATTGTGCAAACGGTATCAAACGAAGAAAGACACAAACAAGGATTGAAACGAATGGGTCGTGGCTATTTCAATGCACACCGATTTAACCCATACAATCCACTTAGTTACATAGCACTCATTATTATACTGATAGTAGGTATTTTAATGTTTGGCTTTGTCGGATTTTGGAAAGAAACACCAACTATCAATCCGTTTCGGTGGGATTAGTATTTCGCCTAACTACTTATTGGCGCAACACAATAGCGCATATCCCTAATAATAGGGAGGATTGGAGAATGTTACCTTATATGATAAAACCAAAGAACCAAGCAAACTATTATTAAGATTACTATCCACTCGAACCAATCAGGCTCATTGAATGGGCGTTTCATTTGTTTTCAGTTGTCATGATTTAATATATTTCCATTACAATGCACAGGCCTGTTCCACCATTACCGCCTGCACCTGATAGAGTACCAGTGAGTGAAGCACGACCACCACCACCACCTGCACCATAGTTGCCACCGTTACCCGCATTTGCAGGTAGCGAAGGGTTTCCACCTGCACCACCTGTTCCAATCCCTTTGCCTGATGTGAGGCTACTATTGAAAAAAAGAAAGTTAGATTGATTGTCTGCTCCATTTGGTGATGCTCCCGATATAGGACCGTTTATAAAAAAACCATTTGCATATACACTTCCTCCTTGACCGCCTGCCGTTGCATTAGTATTAGCACTGTTAATACCACCACCACCACCACCACCGCATGACATTGCACCAGTTTGCATAGCCGTTCCTGCACTACTTCCATTTCCACTTGAACCATTAGCACCAGTACCTCCAAAAAAACTATACGGTCCTTGTTGTGGAGTACAACTTACAGGAGCACCGCCACCTCCACCCGTACCCGCAGCACCCGTACCACCCGTACCACCCGTACCACCTACTGCAATCACAATCGCACCAAATGATGTAGTGGCACCTGCCGTACCTGCATTACCACTTGTGGCAACTGTCGATACACCTGTACCACCTGTGCCACCAACTCCAACAGTAACCGCAACAGTAGAAGTAAGATCAGCAGCAGCAAGTTGTCGCCATACAACTGCACCGCCACCACCTGCACCACCACCAAATCTATTTGTTCCTGCCGCATCGCACCTTCCTGAACCACCTGCTCCACCTGCACCTACGCAGCAGACCATAACACGCTTTAATCCTGCACGTTTTGTCCATGTACCATTAGCAGTAAATTCAGTTAGGATAACCGATTCCTGTGATGACTGAGATAGTATCTTCCATCCAACTTCTCTAGTCCATTCTAATGTATCACCTACTTGAAGTAATGCCTTGACAAGAATATAATCCGTACCTGATACGTCTTTTTGTATGGTTACAGTAGCTGAAACGCTATCTGCATTGTAAACAGAAAGATGCACTACTTGTCTATTGGTGGAGGCTGCGGGTACTGCTACTAAATCAACTGCGGTTGTGCTATTGGTATTGGTTTGTGACGAAGATTGTGGAAGTGTCATACCAGTAGATATGATGTCTTGCCACGAAGCTACACAAGGGAGTTGAACAGTAGTGATTGCACCACTTAATACAACTTGGATTTTATCTGTTGATGATAAATACATATTAATATGCAGCGATTAACGCCATTGTTTTATTTATTGTTACTCCTGCCGAAGCTAGCGCATTGCTTACAGCAAGCGTAGTTGGATATTTTGTATTGTCGGGACTTGTTAAGTCTGTTGCTTTGTTTGCTACATTTTCGGGCGTGTATCCAAGTGCATTTTGCTTTCCATTAAATGTAGTCCAATCAGCAGAACTTAAAGCCCCTCTGTTACTTGCCGATGCTGTAGGTAAATTAAAGCTATGAATAGTGCCAGAAGAAGATATTGCAAAGTCAGTACCACTTGTACCAGATACCATTGTTTGAACTGAACCTGTTAAAGAGTTAATAGCAGTAATACCTGTACCTGCCATTATACCTGCTTGCTGTGTAACAGTAACTATTACAGATGCAGTTGAGGGTGGAGGAGAACCTGCGGGTTCAAAAGATAGATACACAGAAATATTCTCTGTGCTCCATACAAACTCATAATAATCTCCCGCTATAGCATCAATAAGGTAGTTCCACGCAGGCAATGTATGACCATCAAACGCCCCATGTTTCTTAGGAACTAAAACTATTGAAGATGAACCAGGAACATCTACACCATTCTTCCTAAGCCAAACTGTAACATCATGTTCAGTTGCGGTAGGATTAGTAAGTTGTCCTGACCACTGAATGTTGTAGATTCCAGTATTGGCTATTGTTATTCTTGAATTACTAACAATAGTAACGCCATTAGTTAACTCAGTTACTCCCAAAAGCATGGGATAGCCTGTATTGATAACAGTAGCAAACTGGTCTGTTACATCAGAGAATGCACCGTAGTATCCTAATGGTGACAAACTGCTCGCTATTGCCGTACTAACCGCAAGCGTAGTCGGGTACTTGGTATTGTCAGGTGAAGTGAGATCAGTTGCCTTGTTCGCTACGTTTTCAGGAGTGAACCCTAACGCTGTTTGCTTGGCATTAAATATATTCCAATCAGCAGCAGACAAATACCCATTTGCTATCGAAGTAGCCACAGCAATAGCTATTGTTCTATTGGCTGACAAGTCCCCTCCTCCTGTGAGTGGGGCAGTTGTATTGATAGTCCTTGACGTAGGCACACCTCCTGCGCCAACTAAAGGACTACTTGGTGTACCATCTCCCGTGATCGTGCTATCGTCTACCGATATTCTTACAATAGGGTTAAGTGGATCTGTATTATCGGTATTAAGACCAGTAACAGAGGCTATGCCGCTCGCGGATGGTTGGAAGTAGTACTTACCTTGTACCACCCAAGATGTGCCAGAGGGTATTCTGTTTTGGATGTAAAGCGTTCCAGCAGATATGTCTAAAGCCTCTATACCAACGGTTGCAACTTGCGTAGGCGCACCAGAACAAAGGAAGTTTTGAGAAATTATCTTACTGAATTCCATAGGGTAAAGATAATATATCACTCACTCACTCGAAATAAATGAAAAAAATATTTGTTGTGTATATATTTTAACTACATTTGCAATTACTTTCTATGGAAACACAATACATCTCCTACCTGCGTGTAAGCACCAAAAGACAGGGCGTATCAGGTCTAGGACTTGAAGCTCAAAGAGAACAGATTGAGCGTTACGTAGAGTCTAAGGGCGGTACGATCATTCAAGAATACGTAGAGATCAAGTCGGGGACTTCACGTAAGCGCAAGATGATTAAGGAGGCTGTCGTGCTTTCCAATACACGCAAGGCTACTATCGTAGTGGCGAAGTTAGATCGACTTGCTAGGGATGCTGAATACGCTCATTACATACTAAACACAGCACATGATATTGTAGCAGTTGATATTCCTGAGATGAATAAGATGATCTTTGGTATATTTAGCCTGATGGCAGAGTACGAACGTGATTTGATTTCAAAGAGAACGAAGGATGCGCTTGCTGCTAAGAAAGCTCGTGGATGGATTAATGACCACGATAGATTTAACGTAGGTCACACAGGTGGCGCAGTCGCTAGGTGGGAAGATAAAAAGCAGTACGGGTATTCTACGCTGTCTGCACTCTCTACACTACGCTCACAAGGACTCTCTCTTAGAGCGATTGCAAACAAGATGAACACAGAGGGTGAGAAGACTCTCTCAGGGGCACAGTGGAGTGCTATGGCGGTACGGAGGGTACTTGCGTGACTAGAGAAGACCTCATAGCAATGTACAATGAAGGCTTTGATGAAGTAATGGATATGCTTGATAGTCTGCCTCGCAGTATTGACATAATTAAGAGAGTTCACAAAATCAAACAACAACAAATAGTAAACCAAGAGTTAGACAGAAGAATTAACCCACCTATACTGCCTCATACACCTCTATGTGTGCAGATTAAGGAGATATATTAATCCCATAATAAATGATAACTAAATTCAAACTCTTAGAACAACCCATGAGCAAAATTAAAATCAAAGACTTTGTTACCTTCCAATCGAGCAAGAACAAACAGTTCTACTTCCACATCAGAGGGCACAACAACAAGATCATTATCGCCTCTGAAGGTTACAAGACCAAGCAATCGAGAACTAGCACAATCAAGGCTATTAACTCATCATTGGCATACCTTGTTCCTGTTCTGGAGCGATCTCTTGTGGTGCGGGTGCCGAAGCCTGCGAAAGCAAAGGTGTCTCGTTCATAGGCATAGAAGCAGAATCATTAGGCATCACAGGTTGAACCTTGCCCATCTCTAAGGCGTACTTTACGTTTAATGTCTTGCGGTCTTCTTCTCCTTTAAGAGCAATCTTCTGAAGTTCAATATTGCCTTCCATTTGAGCAAGCTGACTCTTGGCTTGAAGTTCCATAGCTGAGGCTTGTTGCTTCATCTGTTCTAACTGCTGCGCACCCTGACTATTCATCTGCATGTTCTCCTTTTGAAGTTGAGCTTGATACTTTTTCTCCTGCTCCTCACGGTAGTGAATCCACATAAAGGCATACTTTACCTGACCTCTCTCCACTGCCTGCATCACCACTAAAAAGTCAGCGTAGGTAATACCTATACTACCCGTCTTAGCAGCCTTGATGGACTCTAGCGCAGCCTGAATAGCCATCTGCTTTTGGGTATCATCAATGATCATATCGCAGTTGATCTGAATACGTCTACCCGACATCTCTTCAAAGGACATGCGGACCATCTGACCGGCTACTCCTTCCTTACCTTGTACGTACTCATTGATGTCACCATCCACTAGTCGTAACTGCCAGCGTAGAGCAAGGTTATTCATCACCCTAGACTTGATTCTCTTGTAACCCATCAGCATTGGGCGCATAGTGTCCTGAGTTGCACCTTCAGCGATGTTGGCTACGCCTACTAGGGTGTCGCCTCCAGGAAGTGAACCATCCTGACCTCTACCAATACCAGTGATCTCTCCAAGTGTTGCAATATGGGTATTTAGCGTTGTGATAAACTCATTAAGCATTACTCCCATTCCACCTCCAAGTTCATCAATGGGAGCTTTCACTCCTTGAAGTGGACGACCTTCGTGTGATGCCGCACGATAAAGTAAGTCTCCTGTGGCGCCATAGATTTTTAACACATCCATAGGCTCAAGTTTCTTGCCTCCCATGTTCATTCCAGACAAGCTACCCCACTCAATCAGTAGTCCCGCAGGTTTAGCCTTCGCCCAAGCGTTTCTAAACTTGAGTACTGCAAGTTGAATATCATCAAGGGTGCTTATACACCTTGAAGTAGTACTTCTGTCTGATACTCGGTAAATAGAATATGAACTCTTAGGTCTGTTGTCAGCGTCAAATACTTGGTTGTACTGATAGCCGAAGTTAGGGCAAATGATATTAGTTCCAATAACCCACTTGCCTTGATACCTGCGCTCGTATGATGTTTTTTCGTATTTTTTTTTCTTGTCCTTGCCTACGTTTTCTTCTCCGATCTTGAAGATGAGCTCCTGCCCTGAAGATCCAATACGAGCTTCGTAATTATCCACCGACCATGAAGCAAAATCCATGTCTAGGACTGCTACACGGAATAACGATCCTTGAGACCAGTCCCAGAGTCCACCATTGTAGATAGAATTAAAGGGAGGGTTATTAAAGTAAGGTATGTAAGACCTTGCAGCAGTTCTGATCTCGTCTTCACTTAGTCCTTCATCCTTGAGCTGAGTCAAAGTCATAAACCTAATCTCAGCGCAATCTGTAATCTCTGTGTAGGCATTATCTCTTGTGGCAAGCACAATCAAAAACTCAATATCAACGTATCTGCACATTGGAATCTTACTCACTGGATCAGTATAATCCTGACAGGCTGCTTGTCCCAAATCAATGAAGTCTTCCTCCATACGAAGTTTGATCTCATCCCATTCGCTAAGAGAATTACTCTTATAGAGTAGTTTTTCTACTGCTGCTTCTAATGGTAGTCGGTATCCACCCATAGACTCAATCATCTCCATCTCTTGAAGCGAGCGTGGCTTAACAATCATAGTCTGGTCAGGCAGTCCTTCCTCTTCTGATTCGCCTCCCATAGCTTGATCGAGCGATGCAAAGAATTCCTTGTTCTTCTCAAGCACGTAGGACTTCCATTTAATAAACTCTCTATCCATCTGAGAGTTGTCATCTAGCGCCTGAGCTGAAGTTGTGAAGTCAAAACGGGAGAGTTTACCACGAATCACATCTCTGTATTTTGGAAATATGGGCACAATATCCCATGACATATTATAGAACCCTGCCCTAAGTCCCGTGTTAGGATCTTTAGGATCTAAAATATTCATGTACTTAGTGGTAGGTTGTCTACCTTGGGCATACTGCCTAAGTTCATAAAATTCAGAAGACCCCACAAATGGAGTAAAGGCAAAATTATTTAGCCACTGCGAATAGATAAACTCACCTTTTCGTACAAACCATTCTTTATCAGTTACCTTGTTAGGGTTTTTTGAATCTCTTGGGCTGCCAACGGGCGACTTAGAGTATTTGTCCACGAATGGAGGATTGAATTTTGCCATTTTTTTGTGTTATTCAGGGTAAACGTATCGAGTAAAGTAATCTTTAATGTCAGTAGCCTTATCTATTTCTTCGTCATAGTTAGCAACGGAATCACCCGCTCCGATGAGAGCGAGACTTGAAGCCACGGCAAGGTCAAAGTCAGTGAACTCGTCAACCAAACTTTTCCATTCTTCAATGAGCTCGTTGTGCTTTTCTCTGTGAACATGGTGTTCGATGTAAGACTGCAAGACAGAGAACATTTGTTGTTTCTGCTTGATGTGAGTGTACTGACCTGGTAGTTGAGCATACTTATTTGTATTAGGGTCAAATTTAAAGTACAAATAGCCTCCATATCCACGTTCTGTAAAGTATTTATATAGAAAGTCTACGTTGATCTCTGGAAACATCTCGCAGCCGAAGTAAACGCACATCATTATCATATCCTCACCGTAGTCTTCCAAGGTGTGAGGACGGTTGGCGTATGTTGCTATAAACCGGTACGAATCCCAAGTTAAAGAGTCTGTTTTGCCTCCATCAATCGAATGATCGTACTTCCAAAACACAACACCCGCACCCTTTGATCCTTTCTGTTTGGTCTTATCAAACTTGTAGGGGTCACCTCCTGCAATGAATTTACTCTTGTTAGCAGGCCATTTGCACCCATCACCATCAATAGTCATTCGGTTAGCAAACCTTGGATCAGGGAACTTGTAGGATAAAAACCATCTTCCGTTATCGGCAGGCTCCCACTCTACTCTTGTGTCCCTCTTACCATTAGCCCATTTTAGATTACCTCTTGTTTTCTCGGTATGACCATTTCTAAAGTGATCTAAGCGATCCTCAATCTTGATCATGTTGAATATACACTGCCTAGCTGATGTCTTCCAACAATCATTGTATTCTAAAGGGTATTGTCTGCATTCTTCAATGTAGTCAGCCATCTTACCTGCTGCTCTATTATCCTCTCTTTTAGCCATTAAAAATTTGCGAATAGCTTCTTCGTTAGCGTTACCATACTTGTCAATAAATGGAATCTTGGTATGAGGATCAACGCCCTCCATACCCTCTGTTGCAGGTTGAAATAGATTATATAGTCCAGAAGTGGTCATCTTATTAGCGTTTCGCTTATGATAATCTGAAGCGTCGCATAGTTCTTTGAACTTTTTACCTCCTCCAAGCTCCATTTCTCCTGTGGTAGAAGTATTTACCATCTTGCCTTTCTTTGGGCTATTTCTTACTATATTTGTAAGGCAAGGTATCTGAATGCGAACACGCTCGTTAATGTCTATCTCCTGACTGCCTTTTCCTGCCTCGTCATTATGTATTAGCCACCTCTTCGTTCCATCGTATGCTTTTGCTCCGCTATCTCTAAAATCAATGAAACTACTCAGTCCTTCTTCTCCAAAGTCAGAATGATTTTTGCTTCTTGGAGCATAAAACCTAATTTCCTTCCATACATTTTGAGCATTGTCGGTTATAGGCTGAAAGAAGAATGGAACATATCTTGATACCTCATAAATTTCTAGGAAATGTGTTTCAGATGCGTGGCTTTCGTCTTTTGATTGCAGTCCTGTTGTGTAAAAGAAGTTCATGGCAGCCCTATTCCATCTAACTAAGCACACCTTCTTAGTGGCTCCTTCTCTTCGCTGTTTAGGATTATTAAATCCAAAGCAGTCATCGTCATGTTCTACCATAAGCCAAAACCAAAACCATCTACGATCTCTGTTTCGATAGTCTGGCAAAGCGCCATCAATGGGCCACCATTGTAAATAAAAGTAGTGATCTCCAATAATCATTGTAGGTACACCATTATTGAAAAACCAATAACCGTTTTCTCTTCGCTCCCACTCTTTTACAATGTACTCAATCTCTTCACGGTAGAATTCAGGATCTTTTTCAAGCATCTCCACCTTCATTCTGTTGGTGAGCTCGGTCTTACCATCTTCTCCATAAACCATAGAGTTAATCTTAGCTAGTTTTGGAGGCAGGGGATGATTTCTCCAGTACTGTTCCTCTGGTGGCAAGCCATACCCTTCAATTGTATGAAGTGGTGGTGGGTCAGGAAGCCTGTACTTGATAGGAGTGAGGTTCTTGTCCTCGTTCCAAACAATTACTTTTTCGTGTCCGTGGTAGGTGTACTTTGATTTTTTAGCCACTTAGCTCTTCGTTCGGGTGTTAAGTTAAGACGATTTCGTACATCTTCATTGATAACTCGGTACATATCTTCTCTTAAGAAGGGATTAATGTCATTTAGGTAAGATGCTGCAAGTTCCTTCATAATTTTACTCTGATCGAGCAGTTGCTTATATAAATCACCTCTTAACTTCTCTGCCTTGAGTGGATCTTCCTCAGATACTAGCCCCATCTGAATAGACTTACGGTAAAAAGATTCATAAGTCATCTGAAGCAAGCTCCAATCAGGATTATTTTCTAATGACAACAGATTGATAATACATGTATTAACAATCTCACTACCTCCATTTAGAATATCGTAGTAGAACTTTTTAAACACTCCTGTATCATCGTCAAATGAAAAGCCTGCTGCCATGCCTGACCAATTCTTACGCTTAGTAATATCACTGATCTGATTCATAGCGGGAGACTGCTTATCATAGCACAAGCAGATGTAACGAATGATCTTGTTTGTTTCCTCTCCAAATTGCTTATTTAGATCTAAGAAGGATTGAAACCGAGCAAGGTCGTGAAACTGTTCTAGTAGCGGAGTCTTGCGATCAGGGTTCATCACGTTAAAACGCATAAACTTGTAGTCCTGTGGCGAGAACACATACTCTTGGGCAATGGTTAGTGTGCTACTCATGCTTCCATATAAACAGCAAACACATCCTTCCTTCTCATTCTGTACATGGTCTTACCTCTGCCAATGATCTGATGCAGAGAGTATTGCAGTTCAATAGCATACGATGGATGAAATGTTACTTTGTCGCCAACACTTAGATGGTCGTCTAGTTCATTGAAGTCTGAGGGAGCATTAGCAAATCCTCTACACGGAGTACCGATGTGCTGGACGTAGCCTAATACCTCGCTTTTCTCCTTTACTACGGTGTCGGGCATGGCAAGGTGCTTCATAGCTTGTTTTACATCCTCCTCTTCAGTGGCATCACAGGCTTCTACTAGAACAATACCATTGACCGGAATAATCTGAGAACCCCTTATAGCTACAAAAATATCGTCGTAACGCAGTGGGTAAGATCCATCAACGGGTGTGGCCACCTTTCTTACCTCTGATTCTGCCTTAAAGTCAAAGATTACTCTGTCTCCTACTTGAAGCTCCATATCCACATCAAACAGAGTAGTGTTTCGGTCAGCCCTGTCAAACTTTAGTTTAAGTGGAACATGGGTTACAATTCCGCTTGTTACAGCGTGTTTTAAGGGCTCCCAACCAGTAGCCAAAAACAGACAATCTCCGTTTTCGAGCCTTAACTGATCATTATCTCGGTCAAATTTGACCATTACGGTATTAAATAGTGGTTGCATGTTAATTTTGTTCTTAGTGATATATTATAGCAAAAGTAATATAAATTTGCCTTAATGATCGAAGAACCTTCACCCGAACTTATCGAAGAAATCGAGAAGTTGTACGGATTAATCCCTGAGCCACCTATTCAAAAATGACACAAGAAGAACTAGAGGCATCAATCAACTTCATCAATGACTTTGAGGTGTTACAATACTTGGTAGGTCTTTCATCGAGTATCGTTGTGGCTTTAGCAAGCGCATTGATATTCATGTATCGTGATAACCGATTCGAGCGAAAAGAGTGGAGGTCTGACCTTTCTATTCAAAATGACAGGCTAAACAACACGCTTGAGAAGGTGGCATTGGCTCTTAGTGGGGTGGAAACTAGCAACGAGAATTTAGCTAGGCTTGTAGATAGGCAAGAAACAACAACACGAAGACTTGAGTTATTGATAACCGAAAAATTGAAATAAATGTATGTCAATACTTCTAATGTCATTGTATATTTCCGAGATGCTTGTATTGATGATTGCAATAGCTTATGTCTTTTTGCTATTTATCAAGAAATCAAAAGTCTTTAATCAATACTTGCAAGGCAGAAGATTAAAGGTCGCAGCAGCACTACCCTTGATTTGGTTCGTTCATGTCTACACGGAGGCTTATACGGTTTATTATGCGGGTGAATCGGTGGGGTGGGCTTTACCTAGTAATGCAATTCAGATAAAAATAGTAATGCAAATAATCTCATTAATAGGGGGCTTGATTTTAGCCTTCTTTGTCATGGGATGTAAATTCGGAGAGAAATGAATACAGACTTAACGATAATCAGAAAGTGGTTTACCACTCGGTCAACAACATCAGAAATCTTTGGATGGGATGTGACAGAAGATGCTTCTAAAATGCTTTGTTATGCTTTAGAAGATGAGGCAAGACCAAGTGGTGTGAAGATACCTTCATCGACCTGCATTCCAGAGGGAGAATATAGAGTAAAAATCTCCTACTCTAATCGGTTTAAAAGAGACCTTCCAATTATCTACACCCACGAAGATCATAATGGCGAACCATACGTGATTGTTGATGGTAAACACATTTGGAGAGGTGTTAGGATTCACCCTGGCAATACCGATGCAGATACCGAAGGGTGTATTTTACCTGGCATGAGCAAAGATAAAGACCGTGTGGACTCCTCTCGCATTGCATTTGATGAGAAACTTTTACCATTCATTCAAAAACATCCAAGTTTAAAATCATTAGGATACCTAAGACTTACAGTTATAAACAAACAACTATGACAACATTTGAATTATTAATGGATTCTCCTTGGATTATGATGGCTCTTGGACTTGTAGCTCATCTTCTATTTAAGGCAATGAAGGTAAAAGATAACACTAAGCGAACAGAAGCAACGTGGAGTCTACCACAGTTCATTCAAGACTATGTTGCACCATTTGTCTTCAGTATTATTGCCTCATTTATATTTACAGGTATATCCATTGAAAGAGGGTGGCCCATTTGGGCAGCGTTCTTTATGTCGTATGCCTCCTCTTCTGCACTCTATAACATTTATCCAGTAATAACCAACCCTGATATGTGGAAGAGCATAGCACAGGTATTTACCAAGAAGGTAACTCCTCCTAGCGATGAACAGCCGTAGCCTAGTGAAACTGCAATGGTTCGCTATTGCAGTGCTAATACTCATGTATATTTTTAAGCCTATGGACTGCCCACCATGTCCTAGTGCATCATCAAGAACGGTGTATGTTGCTATGCACGATTCTACTCCTAAGATTGATACGATAACTCCCACTAAGACTAAACTTCGCAAGAAACTCAAGGAGCAAATCATTATACCTAGTGATCCTGTGGCTGTCCAAGTGCCCGACTCATGTGATGAGTACATAGCAACAGTATCCGATTCATCAGTTAATATTGAGGTGAAGTGGTGCTCTCCGTGTGATGTAGGAGCCGTAGAGATCACGCATAAACTTAAAGGAATCAAAACAACCCATATTATTGACTCTATTCCTTACGATGTGGGCATTAAGACTGCCATTTATTTAGGCGCGGCAGTTACAGCAGGTCAGGGATTCGGACCTAAGATTGAATTAATCAATAAAAAAAGAGCTATTTCCTACACTTTTGATGCAGTTCAGAATCAACATATTATCGGAGCAACCTTTAGAATTTGGGCTAAAGAGTACTAAATAATATTGCACTTATAGTTATAAGTACTATATTTGCAGTATGACAACACAATCTTATATGGTACACGTATCATCAGGTGCATCCTCTCAGCGTATTGGGCAGGAGGAGATGGATATGCTCTACAGAATGGCTAATCACAGAGGAGGACGATCTCAAGCATCAGTAATGCGCGAGGCTATTTCTCTGCTCTATGATAAAGAAGTAAAGAGCATGGACGAAAAAACTAAAAAACTTAAATACACCAAAAACAAATGAGCGGAAGAATCGTAAAACAGCACGCAAGTAGTGCTTCGCTTCCTCTCATTGGAAGAATAAAGATAGGCGATAAAGCCAAGAACTCAGCAGGTAAAGAATACCCTATCTCTATTGATTACTTCCGTGCCACAGGCAAGTATGAATCTAAGTTTAAGGAGGTTCTTGGAGATAAACCCAACAAGATTGGTATTGTATTCATCACCGATGATCTTACAGAAGCCTGTAGTCAGTACTACGCTTCTTGGGATAAAGGTAAGCTGTGGGGTGAAGGTGATGGCGAGAAGTTCCGTATATGGGACTCTACCATTGTAGATAAAGAAGGTAAAGCAGTAGGTGGATATGTTGAAGATGTGCCTAAGACAGATCCAAGAGTGAAAGCCATCAAAGGATGGGCTGAACACCTTAGACTTCGTTTTGTTATTCCGGCTATCAAAGATGTGCTTGGATGTTGGGAGTTTGTGACCAAAGGAAGCGCATCATCCATTCCAAACATTATCGAAACCTTTGACTTCATTAAAGAGAAGGCAGGCACTATTATGGGATTTCCGTTTGACTTAACAGTTTCTAAAGCGTCAGGCTATTCTCCTGGAGCCGCCAAGTCCTACTCTGTGGTGCAGTTAATACCCAACAGAGGTGAAGAGAATATCTCAGCTATTAAAGCCTACCTTGATGGAGGTGGTGATATTTCCAAGATTGCAACCATCACCATGAATGAAAAGAAACTACTTGCCTTAGCACAAAGCGGAGACGTTCCTACTATGGATGCTGAGGTAATAACTGACACTCCTACCGAGTAACCCCCTATGACCACAACACTAAGATCCTTACCGATAGAATCGGTAGTGGCTGCCTACTTCGATAGTGAAGCTCTGAGAGAGCCACCATACAAGCTCTACCGCATTGTAACACCAAAGGGTAGGTTCTACTACACCATGGAGGACAACGTACCACAGATGTATCTAGGAGTGACTTCCATGCTTGCTATGGTGATACCTAAACCGCAGGGACTCATCAAATGGATATGTGATATGGGATGGGAGAAATCTCAAGCCTACATGCACGAAAGAGCTTGGTACGGCACTCTGCTTCACAAAGAGATTGAGTACTTACTAATCAACAAGAAGTATGACTTCGCTCTTATTGATCAGATCATAGATACGTATTGTGCAGACAATAGTTACATTATTGATGTTGAGAAGTGGAACGCTGATCTCAAACAAGATATGCTTGCCTTTGTGAAGTTCTGTCACGACTATAATGTGAAGCCTATTGCAGTAGAAATCATGCTCACTCACCCTGAAGGCTATTCGGGCACCATCGACATCATAGCCTACATGGATATTGAGGTGGAGGGTGATTGGGGAGAGAAATATAAGTCGGGACCGCGCAAGGATGAAGTTAAGCTCACCAAGAAGGCAATACGTATGCTCTGTGTAATTGACGTGAAATCCACTCGCAAGAGTACGTCTCACGAAGAGAAGGACGTTCAACTTGAAGCCTACAAGCAGTTAATTGAGCATAATTTCCCTGAGCTCAAGATCGAAAGGATATTTAACTGGTCTCCGAAGGACTGGAGAGGCAGTACACCGACCTACAATCTCAATGATAAGACCAACTCCGTTGATATGCAGAAGTTCTATGCTTGGATACGTGTTGCTCAGATCGAGATGGATAAGAAGGACACTATCTTAGGTGACATCAACGGACAGATTGTTCTAGGAGATGACCCATCAGCACTATACTCAGAGATGACGCTTGAGCAGTATATTATAGAGCATCATAAGAAGAGGTTTGAAACTCCGTAAATTTGTTGAATTTATTATTAACTATAAAAAAGAAGTAAAACTATGAAAGCATTACCATCTATCCTACTAACAATTATGCTAGTATTCTGTGTATTTATATACCTAGAATATAGCGATCTTGCCAAGTATCAAAAACAATTAATTAATCAGGGTGAATTTCAATCTGCTACCATTGAGTCACTCAATGAAAAGATGAGCGGCATGATCCAAGAAAAAGATCAACTTATTAACCACGTTATTGAGATTGAGTCTGAAAACAAAAAACTTAAATTAACACCTATAAAAATTATCACTAAAACCATTAATAAAAATGAAAAAATCACTCCTATTTCTAATTACACTTCTCAGTATTACAACCGCATTCTCACAAAGCGGTACGAAAACAAATAAAGATTCTTTGGTTTACACTCCAAAGTATCTAATGAAATATATGTTGGATGATCTTCAAGAGTGTGATTCAATCCGCATTGAAGTTATCACCCTACGTGCTGACTTAAAGAACCAATCTGAAGTATTGGATGCTAAAGATAGAAACACTAATTATATGAGAAGTGAACTTCTAAAGGAGCGCAACTACAACGATAGTATGTCTACTGAAAATCTTCACCAACAAGTAACGGCAGCTAAAAAGCATGCCTCTGTACGCAAAAGTAGAAATTGGTGGGCAGTAACTGCTATCGCAGGCGTATTGTCTGCATTTGCCGTACACGTACATTGGAAATATTCAGAGGGGTCTGATAAATAAAAAAGTAATGACACCGTATGACGCCAACCAAGAACTTAAGATCAACATTCGACTTCAAACTGTGGATGTACACAGTGCTAATGATCGAAGCCGATAAGTGGGCGTGGAGCATTAAGGGTAGCGACCAAGTTACTATGAAGTTTAAGCAGAAGTTCAACCAAGTGCTTGATAGCAACAATGCCTTTCTACGTCACATTAAAGACAATAATATCATTGACGACTTAGAGGACAACGGAGAATGGTTCTCCAAAGCCCTTGAGATCATACATAATGCTGAGGGCTTGAAGATGAAGGAGGAGCTAGTACTAGTGTTAAGAGAATATAGTGAAGGTAGAGTGGATAACTGTGATGATTACCTACCAAAAGAACAGGTACTAGAATTCGTATCGCGGTTTAGCATACTGCCCAAAGAGACGATTGAACAAGCGTATAATAAATATAAAGAATCTGTAACGAATGATCACTAGACCGATATTTCCAGACTATGCTATCATGCCAGCATCTAACTGCGGAAGAGCGATTGTTACATACCTTCGAAAGAAACACAGGGGTAAATGGTACGAGCAAAATATAATTTATTGTTATTATGGAGAGGATATGGCTGACATTGCAATGAAAGAGTTTATCAAATCGGTATATAATTATATGATTTTAGGTAAGGTTGATTTAAAATTAAAATATCCCAACCACCTCCCGACTCCATTCACCCTATCAGAAGACCAGCGTTCCGAAGAGGAGAGATTAATTAAACTATTAACCCATGACCAAAATAGAACTCACACCCCAACAACTTGATGAAATACTAGACATGGCAATGCTTAACTTCATTGAGGTTACTGGCACGCACCTAATGTGTCTATGTAAGAAGAATAGGCATAAGCGTTGCCCTCGACATAACTTTCAACAGATGGCGAAGGTGGTGTACGATAATCGAAGTCCGATTGGAGATAAAATACTACATTCACAGAGCAAGAAACTTATAACATCCATATATAATAAACATGAAAGTAACCCTACTTAAAATCCTAGACACCAAGACAGGTGAAGGTAAAAACGGAACTTGGACGAACGTTCAATTCCTTGCCAAGACAGATGCGAAGTTCGATCCCGATGTAGCCTTCAAGGCGCGTAACGAAGTAGCTAAAGAGATTCTTGATCTACCTATTGGATGTGACATTGAAATAATGTACCAACCCAAGTCACGCGAATACAATGGCAAGTGGTATACTGATTGCGAAGTCTGGAAGATCGCTGAACTGACTAGTAATGTTCATCCACCTGCTCAGGAGTCTACACCCATCACTCCGAATCCGAATGTCGAGTCAACGTCTACGTTCGTAACAGGCGCTCAGGATGACTTACCGTTCTAGTTCATTATCAATCAGTTACACTAACAACAATAATTATCCACCAACCTTCAACCCATCACTATGTCGTACTATCTTCGTACTATCTTAGTGATGGGTCTCGGAGTGGCTGTATTAGCGGTAGTGCAGCCCTTCGTTACCTAATATCAATTTTTAGTCGT